TTAATATTTGAGAAACGGGCAATCGCCATGTGGAACAAAATCTGCTCCGGTCGCAGTACTGGAACGGCACCGTCCATGAGCTGCTGAAATACCCAGTCCAGCTCGCGGGGCTCGAGTACCATCAAAGGACGGCTCATAGCTAAGGTTTTTAGGATGGCGGTTTGGAGTGTGCCGCGCAGGATTCTCTCTTGGCTTATCGCTCGGTGAGCCATCAGGTAGTGTGCTTGGTGCGTCGATCTCCGAAATATAGAAGGTAAAGAAATCCTTCACGATTTTTGCGCAGCGGCGCAAATCCCGGCGGCTTGGTGGGTTTGCAGCGCCCGTCCTATCAATAGGTCGGTAAAAGATATTCCAGCGGTCGTTGATAGGCCGATCTCGGAAAGCCTGTCCCTTTGACAACATATATTTTTGGTTTGACGCAGTTGCACACCAGTCAATAGGCGGATAACACAGAAATTCGAGAAATTGCAGGAAATTCGGCGTTTCCCAGTCCAGTGGTGAGATACCGGTTTTGAAGCTCCAGTTCAGCATCTGCTCGAGGTATCGGCAGGTCTCGGTATAGAGGGCTTTAGCCCGGCCTGGTGCCCACCGATGGGACGAATATTCGAGAAAATGCAAGCAACACAGGATGCTGAGATATGCCTGGCACGCTGGATCGACCTCGTCGAGCCTACGTCGAACGGCTAGGTTTTCGGGCACATCTGTAGAGCCAACGGGCTTCCAGTCTTCGTACGGTGCAAAGATGGGGAATGGAGTGAACGGTGCAGGCATAAGCGCTCCCACGAACTACAATCTCGTTGAGGATTTTGATTGTTTCGAACTGGCTTGAATGCGGCAATCAGCATCGCTGAGGTATTTATAGCGTAAATCAAGTTCGGTTGTGTTCGACCTGATCGGTGACTTGTAGTGATAACTAACTTAGTGATGGTAACTGTTTTGGTGAAGATACTTAGGTTAGTGATGAGCATTGTTTTGGTGACGATACCCAGGATGGCAATGGTGACTGGAGTGGTGAGCGGTCAACGATTTCGAGGGTGGGTTGAGGGTGTGGCGGGAATTCGATCAGGCTTCGTAGGTTCGTGAAACGGGAGATGAGAAAATGGTTGAGGACTGCATCGTAAGGGGATTGATTTCGCAGGATTGCAGGGGTTTGTGGAACACAGTGCGTAGGTTAGTGGAGACAGACATGACATCAACGCCTGGGTGTAAGGGTGATACAATTTAACATAATAT